ACCAATTCTTCCCAGGTTTCTCTTCTCTCTAATTCCGGACGATATTTTGCGTACTTCATAAAGACGGTGATATCGCTTAAAATTTCATTTGTTATATCCATAAATTATAAATTAAGTGTTCATATAAATATAGTTTGTCCTCGAAAATTCTACCCTAAATCGGATAATTCTTTAAATTTATTTGCAAGACTTTTCTTTAATAAAGTCTCACCCTTTTCCATATCTTTTTTAGCTTCTTTACCTTTAACTGTAGTCTCTTCGTATATTTCAATTTTACATTTTGACATATCCATTTTACTAGGAAATGTTAATCCATCCGGACCAAAACGATTTTTAATAATAGTCCATCTACCAGTCCCAGCTATTTTATCAGTCATCTTTCTACTTAATGATGCTACGAAATCTGCTACCATTAATTTAGAATATGATTCGGATATTTTATCACCTCCCACAATATCCATTTCAGCTGCTGACCTATTTAACTGTGATGCTGAAAATATAGGAATTTCATATGTACCTGCCATTCCTCGTAGTTCTTCATACAATTCTCCCAATAATTCATCTTTCCTAGCATTTTTATTATTAGAAGTATTTTTTAATAAGTCCGCATAATCAACTATAATCAAATCAGGTTTGAATTGCGTTGCAATACATTTTTCAATATGTGCAGCCAACGTATTTACCGAAGCAGTTTTAGTCGGATAATATTTAACTACTATTTTACCCGGCAATTTAGAAACAGAATCTCGTACATCGTCTATATGAAATTTCAAATTTGCCTGTGCAATACCAGTTACCAAACTATCAATACGTTTACTAACATATGATTCATTTAATTCTAAAGTATAATACAAAACATTTTGACCTTGCTTTGCTGCATGCACAGCAATATTTACTAATGCCATTGATTTACCTCCTCCGGGCCCTGCTGCTAGAATAATCAATTCTCCTTTACCGAAACCGCCTTCTGTAATATCATTTATAATATCCCATGGAGTAGATCTAACTGCTCGAGCACTTTCTGCATATCTAATATCAATATCTTCTGCATAATCATGACCTAAGTCAGTATCCGCACCCGCTTTAAGGGCATTATCAATAATAGATTTAATTGAATCATATTTACTATTCTTTAACAACTCAACTGAATTTAGAATAGCCTTTTTCAGTTCTTGATTCTTACAAAAATCTAATGCTTCGTCTTTTATAAATTTTAAATCACTAGATTCTAAATGTCTATATGAATCTTTTAAAGTTTCTTTAACTAATGATTTTAAAGATTCATCATCAATTTCCGAAAGTTTAACTTTCATAACTTCTAAAGTAGCTGAATCTTTATATTCAGCATAATATTTCATAATTTGTTTTACAATCCATTGCATTGATTCAGATTCAAAATATGTCGGATCTAAAATATCTGAAAGTCTCTGAATAAATTGTTTATCTGTAAACAATGAAGCTATTACTTTGATTTGAAAACTATAACCAAAATACGAAAGTTTATCTATGTTTCCACCCATGGGAGTTTATTTAGAGTAAAAGGTAATAATATTTTTCATTAAATACAAACTTATATAGGACAAAAAAGGGGGCAATAGCCCCCTTGAACTAAATTATTTGTAATATCATTTAACGAGTCTAACAATAACTTTTCTATTTCTAGCTTCCGGTGCATATGTTGCCCATGATTCATCATATCTAAAAATAGCAATCCGGTCATCAGATATAAATTTATTTGCATATTGTCTAACCTTTTCTGCTCTAAGAGATACTAAATTGTAATTATCTTCTTGCTTGCCACTAGAATCACAATAAGCCATAATTTCAATATTATAATTTTCATCTTTAGCTCTATTCAATACATGATCTAGATTCTCTAAATAAATCTCTTCGATTTGATAATGCTTGGCAATATAATAAATAATTGCAGTATCTAATTTAACCTGTTCTACCTTAGGAGGCGTATATTCAATTTTCTGAATTACTACCGTGGTATCATGTACAGATTCAGGAACTAAATATGTCCATGGATGATCCCATTCTAAAATTTTATTCTTACCTAAATTATAGGTAAATGTAATGCTTGCTCTAGTATAACCGTCTTTAGACGTTAAGTAATTTGACCAGGTATCCAAATTATCGGTATTAGTTTGATTATATGAAACGTCTAAGGAAACTGATGTTCTATTACCCAATCTATATTTAACTCCAGCCCCTATAGGTATTACCCTAGTAATATCATTAACTTGCATTTCTGGAACACCGGTTAAATCAGAAGTTTGTTTAGCATCGAAAAACAAAACACCATAACCTAAATAAGCATACAATTGTGTACTTTGCCATTTTCTAAATATAGATCCGTTCGTAATATTAAATCTATACCTAAAATCTAATTGATTTAAATCCGTTCTAAATGTATAATTTTTCCATTTAGTTTCTAAATCTCCATTAAAATAATTTAATTGTAAAGCAGTAAAATGGGACAATTGTTTAGTAACTTCTAATCCAAATCCTTTATTTAAGGACGTACGTTTATAAAATGGATCATTTTCTTCCAAGTCAGTATTTTCATACGTAAAATGAAATTGTGGAGAAACACTCCATGTACTAAAATTTGATAATGACTGTGGTTTCGGAATTTGCGAATAGCCTACTAATCCGGTAAGCATAATCGCTAATGTAACAAATAGTTTCTTCATGTAATCTTTATTAATAAATATAATTAATCAAAAAAAGCCAGTCGTTCTATTTTTGTTTAATCGTTAAGAATTTGTTTTTTGGCACTATTGCCGTTAAATTTATTTTCCATTTTATCGAATCGAGAATCCGCGTATCGATACACATCATCAATACGAATGATCAACCCTTTTCGATCATCCTCTAGAACTCTATTGAGAGTATCTACTTCATCGCTAATTCGTTGATGTAATGAACTGTCTGACCTTTCCATCCATTGACCTAAAGTGGTCATTTGTTTTTGCATTTTAAATACCTTTACCATACCCACAACAACTACAGTAACTAACGCTACTGCAACCATCGCAAGCATACCAAAAGCAAATGATAATGTTTCCATAATTTTTTCCTCCTATATAAAGAACGACTGACTTTGTAGCGGAGGGTGGAATCGAACCACCGACCTTTTGGTTATGAGCCAAACGAGATACCTCTTCTCTACTCCGCGATATGTTTTCTAGAATATATATGCAAAGGATTAAAAACATCGTTACTCCACATATCGACATTCTTAATTGCCATCGCCATTCTATCATCTGCTAACATTCGGAAAAAATCTACTTTATTAAATGTCTGAATATTGTGTTCAAACATTTCCATAATTTTAAGTTTGTTTATTCCGGATATGTTAACATCCTTTAATTGCATTAGAGTGTGATTTGTTTCAATCAACTTTCTTTCATCTAATATAGCTTTTAAAGTTTTATTCTCCAAATTATTTTTACATATTTCAAACAATTTATCTACGCTAATATAATCTTCACCCCCAAACTCAGGTATATGTTTAAGTAACGTACCTACACCAACGCCTTTTACTTTAGGTAAATTATCACCTTTATCACCTGTAATAGTTCGATAGGTTAAAAAGTTTTGTGCTGAAATACCGTATTCATCTAAAACGTCCTGCTTAAAGTATAATTTCTTTTTAGTCGGACTCCACACATACACATCATCGCTTACCAATTGTAAATAATCTTGGTCAGTAGACATAATAAATGATTGGCCACTTTTTTCTTTAACCAAAGTAGTTAAATATGCAATAGTATCATCTGCTTCAATATGGTCAATGATAATAGTAGTTACAGGTAATATGTCTAGATATTCACTTAAACGGCGCATTTGTCTAACCATACTAGTTTTGACATCTTCATCGGTTTGTAAATAAGGACTTCGTTTAATATCCGAACCCGGCTTTCTATTGTTTTTATATTCTGAATATACTTCTCTTCGTTTTTGCGAACCGCCTTTGCCATCAAATACTAATATAACTCGAGTCGGCCTAATTTGTTTGATTGCAGACCCAACGGTTAAAAAGAATCCGGTTATACCTCCTACGTGCAAACCATCTTCATTGGTAACGGGGGATGTTGCAAATGCACGAATGTATTGATTCAGTCCATCAACAATAAGAACCCTCGAATTCAAATGTAAATCCGAGGGTTCATTTTTAAGTTCATCAAATAATTTCAGATAATTAGTCTGTTGCATTTTCAAATATTGGATTTTCGTGTTGGTCGTTCTCTAAGATCAAATTATCGGTGTCAATAACCAGATTTTCATAATCCATTATTAAGCACTCACATAATAATTTATAAAGAACTTCTCTAACTTCCAAATTAGTTTTTAATACTTCATCCCAATTTTTACCAGAATATTTATGGATTTCTCCGGTTTCAGGATCAACTACTTGGTAGGACATACCAACTTTTTCAGCTTTTCCATATTTTAACAGTACGTCAATCCAATTTGTATAATCTTTGATACCTGCATTATAGAATGCTTCATATTCACATTCACGATTAGCAGGTCCTAATTTACTTTTTACTACTTTGATTTTAATAGTCGTACCAACAATTTCTTCAACTCCATTTATTTTCATTTTAATCTTTCCTGTGGTAGCAACTCGCAATCTAGTAGTGGCGTGGAATCCAATTGCTTTACCTCCTGGTACTGTATACTTATCTGCCCCAGGCATTGTCAAACCAACCTTTTCACGTAATTGATTAATGGAGATTAAACAAATACGCTGTTTAGCAATCATCGGCATTAGTTTACGCATTGCTTGGGAAATAACAATAGCCTTGGTAGTATTATAACCTGCTTTATCATAGCTGGCTTCTAATTCAGTTTTACAAGACGCAGCCGCAATGGAATCAACCACAATCGTCACCAACCGATTTTTATTCTTTTCCCTTACTTTAGTTACAATATCTTCAATAGCAGCGAATATATCTTCAACGGTATCTAAACTTACATATAACATTTTAGCAACATCTACTCCTAGAGTTTCTAAAAATGCTTTAAATAAAGAAGTTTCGTTTTCAATATAAATTGCCAATCCTCCTTTCTTTTGAGTTGAGGCAATAGCGTGTCCTGCCAATAATGATTTACCAGAAGATTCCAACCCGGTAATTTCAGTTAAACGGCCAACAGCGAATCCTCCATTAGGAATATTTGATACAATTAAATCAGCAACTGAGTTGCCCGTAGATATCCAATCTACAATTTCAGATGGATTTTCTTTATCATTTAACGTGTACACTACCTGACCTTGATCTTTAAACTTTTTGTTTAATGAATCAGATAATGCCGATGCTAATTGATCTTCCGCTTCCGACTGACTAACGGGATTTGGTAATGAATCATTTAGTTTATCTTTTTTAGCCATAAAATAGATTTTTAAGAAAGTATGATAATCCGGTATAATGCCATACCGGATTTCACACTTATAAGTTATAAATTAATCTTCATCAAATAACTCCTCAAAGGCAGCAGATACATCATCTGACTTTTTCGCCTTAGGAGCCGGAGACGTTTTTACCGGAGGCGTTTCTTCCTCATCATCAGAACCTGCATCAGGATTCAACCAATTTTGCAATGCAGTCTTCAAATCATCATAACTAGGTTCAGGGAAGATTTCTTTCAAATCTTTTTGACCATTAAGGATTTTTTCAAAAACTTCTTTATTATCTGTTGCTGGAGTTGAATTAGGTTTAACTCGAATAGAAATCTTACCATAAGTGTTTCCTACATCTTCGCCTTTCTGAAATTCTACAACGATATCACGTCCTGCTTTTAAATCTGTGATATCACCATAATCTTCGTCAGCAATAATGTTCAATAATTCTTGATAAATTTGTTTACCAAATCCCCAATATTTTACTCCTTCGGATTCTTTACCACGAACAATGATAGGAACATAAGTCCTCATTTTAGGTTCGAGTTTCTTTCCCATTTTCCAATCATCAGATGAGCCTGTCTTTTTAAGTTTATCAGCAAACTCAACAATCGGATCGGGATTTCCATATGTAAATGGAGACAAATAAGTTTTCTTTCCTAAATCATAGTGAAAATACATCTCACTAAATGGAAGATCTTTATTAAATTGATAAGGGACAATTCGGATAACGGTTTTACCCGGTTCTGGTTTCCACAACCTGTCTTGCTTCTGAGTCGATGACTGAAGCTGACTCAATTTCTTTTTAATTGCGTCTAAATTCATCATGTTTTTAAAATTTTTAATTGTTAATTATTATTTATTATTTGTCACTTCGTAATTAATGGGCATTCAATAAATTACTAATAACATCTTAAGTATAAGACAATTTTTTGAATATACCAAATCAATATTCAATTATTTCATCTAAAACGATTGGTATAACATTTATTTCTTCGCGTTTAGATAATAATAAGGTATTTCTATACAAGTCCCAATCCAATTGTAATCTAGTATCTAAAATTCCATTGTTCAATGCTTTAATTATAATATTAATAGCATTAACTGAATATAACGTGTTTGTTTCTTTTTTTCTATGTATTGAAATAAAATTATGGTATATCTTATTTTGCGATAGGTCTACATTAAAGGTTACATATTTTTCATAAGGATTATCCTTGTTAGAAAAAATAAATATCTTTTGTATATTATAAAAATTATTTTCTATTAGATCCAAAGATCTATCTAACTTTTTCTGATTAGAAAAAGTACATAACAGTTTAAATTGACTCATACCATACCATATTACTATAAATATATGGATTTTATCTAATAACTTCTTTCATCTCATGATAATTAGAACCTATATATTTTCGGATCATGTAATTATCATCTTTCAATATTTTTTCTATACCACGTATACATTTTTTACCGTCATCTAGATTGAAATCAAATAGAAAACTATCGTATGTATATAAAACCAATTTAGAATTATAATGTTTCAAGAAATCATTTATCTGAGATATTTTATTCATATTGATTTCCGTTTCCAATAATTGGATAAAGTAATTGAATAACTTCTGAGAATTTAAACTAGGATAGTTTTTCTTATATAATTTACGGCCGGATATGGGTGACTCTATATATCCTAAGGATTTCCAATTATACCATAAAGATTCAATCAATACTTCAGCATCTTTAAAAAACTTTATATGTTTATATTCAGGAAGAACACCACCATATAATTGTCTAAAACTTATTTGTTTAGATTCTTCGTATTCAGATTCAGTTAAGACCTCTTTATCAAAATATTGTTTACCCAAATATTCGTGCATTGATTCTTTAGGCAATTTGTAACCAATTAAGTTACCAATAATACGCAAATGATATGATTCAAAATCAAATTCTACCAATGCTCCTTTTTCAAATCTACTGATAAACATTTTTCTAATACCATTTTCTTTATTCAAAGCAGCAAAATTAATCGTGTTATATCTATTAGAAGGTCGCCCAGTTGTAGTTGATATATTGTATTGTGAATATATTATACTATTAGTTGAATCCACATTAACCGACTTCATTACATTCTTACCTATTTCGTCCACAGATACCTTAAGACCGTTGTTTTCTATACAAGCTAT